GGGAGAGTTAGTCACTCTCTCATTCATTTATCTTCTAGGATCGTATTTATACGATCTAGGAATTTTGTCAGAACGAATTCCGACTTGTGGGTGCATTTATGCACCCACTTGCTTGACACGAACCCTTTATTGGGCCATGTGACTTTATCGAACTAGACGGGCTTTTGTTAATAACTAAGTTGACCCGTTTAACCACAAACGAGGCAACATGTACTAATTTTCATTATGCAGCGAGTTGAATTGAACTTAAATTTAGTCTTTCACTCATGTTCTTACCCCCCTGACCGCTTTCATCTTCTTCAAGCAAAGAAGTATCCCCCCCCCCCCCCCTAGTTTATTATAGGGCGTTCTATTTAAAAATGCCCCACGCACGTTACGGTGCGTATTGCCGGTTTTTACCGGCTTCTTAGTTTTCCTGTATTTCTAATTATAAAAATACGTATGCGGTGAATCCGCTTACGGCGCCTTTGGCGTCAGTTTTACTTGTTTTTACAAAACACTTATGCGCATTTAGCGCTGCTTTACTCATTCAAGAAATGTTTATATATGGTTTTTATTAATACTTTTACCACAAATTGTGCACGCGTTTTGAAACGACGTATGTATGATCATAATAATGTATATGGTGTTTTATACACCTGCAATTTACTGCCTTATTTTAATTGAGCAATATTGCGATTTTCCATGTATTTGGGAATTTTATAGATAAAAACAGATAATCTTTCTGTGAACACTGTGTGTTCATCTTAATTTTCCCACTACCTCTGAGTTGATTGCTTTTTAGACTTGAAGCGAATCGTGGAGTTTGAGAATAGATTTTTCACTCCTAGCTGGTTTATCCCGTATATTTGGTATCGGGACCACGTAAATGAATAGAATTGCACACCAATTTGAAATTGTTTCTATGCAGTTGTGTCAGAATAACACAACGAGCTGTAATGGCAAAAATATAGTCAGAAAGACTCGAAACTTATATGTTTCTTCGGAAGCCGCCCCTCAGAGCCGATCTGATACCCTTTTACCCCTACCCGCTAACGCGGACCCCTTGAAGACCGAATTTTTCGGTGAGAGCCCAGGACATAAGTTCCTGGAAGACGTCGCTATTGATGAGCAGGGGCGTATGATGGTAGAGAGTTACCTGCGTTTAACAGGTTCCTGTCTACAGGATGTTGACACTACAGCTGAAGATGCTGAAGTGTTTGAACTTCGTAAGATGTTTGGTATGATTTCCAAAGGCCTGAGCAAATGTGCTTGGGTTAAGGAAGGTCAAGATGGTGACTGGTTTGTTGTCCAAGTGGAAAATTTTTCTCAGGTCATTAAATGGTCATTGAAGTGCAATTGCCCTTCTGATTTTTTCATGCTTTTCTGTTTAGGATATAAACTCCTGACAGGAAAGTCATCATCCATATATGTTACGGAAAAGATAGAGCGTCTGTTTGCTGCAGAAGTTCAATCTAGGGACTTCGGTTCCGTTTTGGGTTCTTTACGATCAGCTTTTGATGGAGCTGTTTCGTTATCTGAGAATCCTGTGTACACCAAATTGGTGAAGTTATATTCTTCACTATTGGTGCATGGTTATCTTACCAAATTTGGTATAGAATTGACCGAGGAAGAGTATTCACGAATTGAAATTCGTGCTCTGCAAGCTCAACATTCTTCTAAAAAGAATCTTTGGGTGACCATTTTAGATGTGTCGCTCATGATTTGTGAACGATTGTATGAGTGGCGCATGACTGGTGATGTTACTGCGCTTATCCACACAAATATGGCCTACGAGAAATGGGCCAAAGAAGCTGACCGTATTTTGTCGCTTGCTGCTTTTACAAGCAATTTAGAAGCGCATGGTACAACATATTTCTCATATGTGGCTGATCTCAATGATTGTATTGAGAAAGGCGAAGCTTATGCTAAATTTTCCACGCAGGCCAACGGTGTTGAGCCTCAAGTGATAAAACGCAAAGTTTATTCTTTACTCTTGATAAAGAACACAGAAATCACACGACGATCTGCTCAACGTGAGCGAAAAGCACCATTTGGTGTGCTTATACACGGACGATCTAGTGTGGCCAAATCCTCATTCACAAAGATGCTCTATTATTATTATGGAAAAATCTTTGATTTGAAGACCGATGAACATTTTCGTTATGTTCGGTCTCCATCGGATGAGTACTGGAGCAATTTTGATTCCAGCAAGTGGTGTATCCAAATGGATGACATTGCTTTTTTGTTGCCTTCCAAGTCTAGTGACGCGGATCCAACATTGTTGGAAATTTTGAACGTTGTAAATAACGTTCCATTTGTTCCACCCCAGGCTGATCTTGCCGACAAGGGTAAAACACCCGTGTTGGCTAAGTTAGTTTTGGCGACGTCTAATGCCGCGGACTTGAATGCTCATGAGTATTTCTTTTGTCCTTTAGCTGTTCGACGCAGGTTACCATATGTGATACATGTGGAACCAAAACCTGAATACCTACATTCAAATAAGGTGTTTATTGACCCGACTAAGTTATCGTGTCTGCCAGATGAATTTCCAAATTATTGGACAATTACAGTGCAGAAATTGGTACCTGAGCCGGATGGTAGGCGTGATCGTGCTTCATTGAAGACGGTTATGATTTATCCGGATGTCAACGATTTTTTGCGCGATTTTGCGCAGAATGCTCTGGCTCATGAAAAGAACCAGGAGCAAGCTTTGGGTTGTGACGATAATGTTGCTTCCATAAGCGTTTGCCGTAAGTGTTTCAATAATATGAAGCATTGTGCTTGCTTGAATGTGCAGGCCGGTGATGAGACAACTGAGGAAGAATCAGTTGATCTAACAGATACATATTTGCAAAATATGCCTGAACCCACATGGGCGAGAGCTCCTCAACCCACGTTTATCGCGTGGTTAGAGGCGTTTATCATCAAGTGGTATTCATGGTATGTTGAATTCATGTTGAAACTTACTTTTTTGATGTGGCTTACACGGTGTAGAACTGTACGAACTTTGATTTGTGCATATGCTATACCTCATGTGTCTGACTCTACAGCCATTCGTGTCTTGGGTCATCTTAATAGTAGACCTTTGGGCACGTATCGTTGGCGATTAGCCGTTGGTGGCTTAGCTACCGTTTCGATGGCTATTTCCTTATATTTCACCTTTCGTAAAACGAAGGAAGATAAAAAGGAAGAACCACCTATGAAGGTGCAAGGAAATATTTTTGGAACAACCGAAACACAATTAGAGAAGGAAACGACTCAAAATGTGTGGTACGATAAAACAGTACTTTTGACCTCATTTGATGTTCCCACACCAAGCCGAAGTTTGGTTGGTGTGGACGATTCAGTTATTCGAGATAGATTCTCGAATCACTGTGTGCGTTTAAACGCACGAAGACTGGTTAATGGAGTGTGGAAGACACGATCCATTGGCGGTGTGATGTTGAAAGGACATTACATATTGACTAACAATCATACATTCCCTGAAGATGCAGAGGATTATGAAGTTACTATTATTCAGTCTGAAGTCAAAGAGGGTTTATCGCCCAATTTGATGGTCCTCGTTAATAAAGAGGACATTGTGAGAAATCGCAGCAAAGACATTTGTGTTATTGCAGTGAGATCTCTTCCAGCCGTGAAGGATATTACAAAATTCTGGGCGCCCACTATAGGTGCTCCAGTGTCGAAAAGTATGTCTTTACGGCGTGGAGTTAACGGGTTTTTAGAACGTGAATATACCAGCAAACTTGATTTTGTTGCGAATGCTCATGTTCCTGAGCTTGATCAAACTATGCCAATTTATCTTGGTAGAATTGAACGAGAAACTCGTGACGGTGATTGTGGAGGCATGTATGTCTCACTTTCACCACAGGGTCCCATAATTGTGGGATTACATATGTTAGGTCGTGCTGGCCATATTGGTGTCGTGTGCATTAGTTTGCCCGATATCGATGCACTTATTGTTGAACACCAGAAAATTTTTGGTGGAAAATTAGTAGTGCAAGGTGGCGGTTCGCCTATGATGAATTGTGCATCGAGAAAGAATATTCTCACAGCACCACATCATCGAAGTTTGATGCGGTATTTGCCGCAAGGGACTCTTAACATATATGGCTCTTTTGCTGGCTTTCGAGCCCGGCCGAAGAGTCATGTTCGCACCACGCCTTTATTGGAAGTGATGCTGGAACATTTTAGCGTGCAACTTGAGCATGGTAAACCAGTCATGGATGGCTGGGAACCATGGCGTAAGAATGTCGTTGAAATGGTGCGACCCAAAGTGAATTACAATCGAAAACGGTTGTCTGATTGTGTCAAGAGTTTTACTCAAGACATAATCACAGGTTTGCCTGGAGGTTGGGAGAAAGAATTAGTTTTCTTATCTCGACGTGCCAGTGTGAACGGTTTGCCTAGTGTCAAATATGTTGACCGTATGAATGTGAACACCTCAATGGGTTTTCCTTGGTGTACCACCAAAAAGAAGTATATGGTGGAAGCCTTTGATGATGTCTATCCGGAAGGATTGGACTTTACCCAAGAAGTGTGGGATCGTGTTACTGAAATTGAGGCAAAGTATGCTCAAGGTTTGCGATGCTTTCCAGTTTTTGTTGGTCATCTGAAAGATGAGGCCGTTCCTCTTGCTAAAATCTTAGCGAGTAAGACAAGAGTGTTTACTGGCGCTCCTGTAGATTGGACATTGGTTGTCCGGTCGCGTTTACTATCTTTTGTGCGTTTAGTTCAAAAGAATAAGTTCTTGTTTGAAGCAGCACCGGGACTGGTGACCCAATCCTCTGAATGGGGACGTCTTCGGACGTACCTCACACATTTTGGTGAAGGTCAGATAGTGGCCGGAGATTACGGAAAATTCGATAAACGGATGCTGTCGGACTTTGTTCTAGCAGCATTTGATGTTATTGCTAATATCCATGAGGCCGCCGGTTTTTCACCTGAAGAGGTGATGGAGATAATGGCTATTGGTGAAGATACAGCCTTTCCATTGGTTAATTTCAATGGAGATTTGGTTGAATTCTTTGGAACCAATCCATCAGGACATGCATTGACTGTTATAATTAATTCTATTGTGAATAGTTTGTACATTCGTTATGCGTACGCCACTCTTTCTGAGAAAGAAGACGGTTGGATGAAATATTTGTCAAATAGCGTGCATACGCTGGTTTGTCATAATTTCAAGAAACATGTGCATTTGATCACCTATGGTGATGACAATAGCATGGGTATTTCGATCCGTATACCGTGGTTTAATCACACTTCTATACAGAAGGTGTTAGCAGATATTGGTGTAGAGTACACAATGGCAGATAAGTTATCTGTTTCAGTGCCCTACATACACATCAACAACTGTTCGTTTCTTAAACGAAGCTGGGTGTTTGATGATGAAGTTGGTGATTGGTTGGCTCCTTTGGAGGAGACTTCCATTCACAAATCCCTCACGGCTTGGGTGCCGTCTGGGACCATCTGTGCTGAAGAGCAGATGGTTGCCGTGATTTCCTCGGCAAATAGTGAGTATTTCTTTCATGGCCATGAGGTCTTTCAGAAAAATCACGATTTCTTTGCTCAGCTTATAGCTGAGTTTCCGTACTCCGCTTATGTTAGCGCAGGTACATTACCAACGTGGGATCAGTTGGTTGAAAGATTTAAAACGGCGAGTATGCCGACCCAAAATGCAACTAGTGTGGAAACCACTACCACAGGATCGATCTGTTCTGTGGATTTGAAGTAGATTGCGAAAACTAATAACACGATGAATAAACGAAGTGTTGGAGCGCTCACCAGAAGTAGCGCTGGTTTTCCAGAATCCGTGATTGGGAGTCTGGAGAATTCTATTATACAATCTTTTTCCCCTGCGATGGGTTGGCGTCTTCAAGCTGAAGAAGTCGATTCGTCGGATTCGGCAATGGCTACAGAGGGCAGTGCGGCGACTACGGTTAGCCAAACGGTCTCTTTCATTGATAATGATGTGGGTGTCTCTGTTGGGATCCCTCCATCTGTCAATGCTGTCGCTGTTGTTGATGATACTGATGATTTGTCTTTGGGCCGCTTTTTAGCACGCCCGACATTGATTCATACTACCACGTGGACTACTGCCGATTTAACCGGCATTAAGTCCACATTGACACCTTGGTCGTTGTTCCTTAATAACACTTTGATCAAGAAGAAAATCGATAATTATGCGTTCTTACGAGGACAATTGCATATTAAGGTTTTATTGAACGGTACTCCATTCCAATATGGAGCTCTCCGAGTCTGTAGCTCACCCCTTTTGGGGTGGGTTTCAGACAAAATCCGCTCGAATCCGACAACAAATCTTACAAGTTTGGTGCCGTATTCACAACAACCCGGGTTTTTCGTATCCCCACAAGCAAATGCTGGTGGTTCGATAACCCTACCTTTCTTTTTACATAAGAATTGGATGGACATTACGTCTTTGACGGAAGTCCAGAACATGGGCACATTGAATTATGTGATCTATGCACCTCTGCGTGTCGCCGTAACTGGTGGCACTACAGATGTTACAATTCGAACGTATGCTTGGATGACTGATGTGCAGCTTATGGGCTCTACAAATAAGTTAACCTTGCAGGGAAAGGATGAGTATGGTGTTGGTGCTGTTTCAGCTCCAGCCTCTGCTCTGGCATCAGTAGCCGGACAAATGTCGCGAGTTCCATATATCGGAAAGTTCGCGCGCGCCACACAAATAGGTGCGAATGCAGTGTCTGGCATAGCCTCATTATTTGGCTATACTAATGTTCCTGTTATAGCAGATATTCATGGTTTTCAACCTATGAATGCTCCGATGTTGGCTTCGGCTCACATTGGTACTGCTGTGCAGAAGCTCACTTTAGATCCTAAACAGGAATTGTCCATTGATCCTAGTATCCATGGCCTGGGATCTGAAGATGAGTTAGCCCTTGCACATTTGCGAGGGAAGGAGAGTTATTTTGCAACAACCTCCTGGTCTACCAGCGATATTGCTGGCACGCAATTGTGGAATTCACGTGTGAATCCATATTTGCCAGCACAAGTCGACATTAATAATGCGGGCGCTATCCCGGTGGGAAAGCGTGTTTACCACATTCCTTTGTCGTATGTGGGAGCTATGTTCAAACACTGGCGAGGAGATTTAATTTTTCGCATCAAGGTGGTTGGTACTAAGTTCCATAAAGGTCGTTTGAAAATTTCATACGATCCTATTGCTGATATTACAACATCAGATCCAGGCGAGAACGCAGTTTATACTGAAATTCTCGATATTGGTGAGTCCGATGATGTTGAGATCCGAATTCCATATCACCAGGCTACTGCCTGGTGTAGGTTGGATCAAACTATACAGGACAATTGGACGCCAGGGAATCCCCTGGCTCCCCGTTTGGGCGTTGATAATGGTGTTATTACCATTCGCGTGTTGAACGTTTTGACAGCTCCGAGTTCCTCAGTTTTGAATCTGCTCTTCTTTGTGAAGGGCGGTGACAATTTTGAATATGCGAACCCAGCTGGTCATATTGGTCCGGATGTGATTAATGTCGTGCCAAGCTTTTTTGCTTTGCAAGGTGTTGATACAGTGGACCTATTACCCACTCGCTTGGCGATGGGTACTCCCGCATCAATTCTACCAGAACGCTATGAGCAAAATTTTGGAGAATGTGTGGGCTCGTTGCGAAATATTTTGCATCGATCAATGATATCCGACACAACTAGTCTTAATACTATTACAGCAAGTTCTGCTGTACCTGTGATGAAAGTGTATAAACGGATGCCATTTACACCTGGTTTTCAGACAGGTGGATTCCTGACTTCCGCTAATAATGTTGTTGCGGCAGCGGGTTCTAATCCATATGCATTCAATACTATGGCACATGTGCCTTATGTATCTGGGATGTTTTTGGGTTATCGAGGCAGTGTGAATTATCACATTACCCCGAGTTCTGATCTTCAAGGTTCATTGTCGGATATCCGCGCAATACGTGTGACGTCGTCTGCATCTATAACTGCAAACGCACGGACATTCACGAATTTATCAGGTTTTACATTTGGTGGCACTCTTAGTGGGCGCACCCGTAATGTTAACGTTGTGAATTACCTAGAAGACGGTTTGGCAGGCATGGCTATTACATCCACGCAAACCAATAATACCGTTTCGTTCAATTTCCCCGACTACAACCATTTCAACTTTTCTTTAGTTGATCCGTTATTTTATAATATTGGTAGTAGTTCAGATGGGACTAATGAACAAGCAGTGCTGCTTAAAATTCTTTTTCGAGCTGGCGTCGTCGTTAATACCGAAGGCTCCTTCATTCAATCAGAAATTTCTGCTGGTCCTGATTTTGGTTGTCACTATTTCTTATGTTGTCCAACATTAGATTTTGCGATTTCCATCCCTTCTGCAGTTTAATTACTGCTCCCCAAAAGCATAGACGATATGGTCGTTATGCTCTGCGTTATCCGCAGTTGTAAAGTTTGCCAGTGTGCAAAGGTTATCCTGAAGTTTTTTGACTTTCTCAGTAGTGGCCTTTGCCACAACTAAGAAATTCTCTTTTTTAATTCAAGAATCATAACCTTTTCCATGACTGGTGATCACAAAT